GACTGACCGGCTCCTTCGTACTTATTAACGGGAGCGGGAAACAACTTATTAGCAATGGTTTGAAGGATTCCCATTAGCTCATCCGAGTTGTGGGTTCACGGCGGAATTGCGTGAAATCACCGTAATACCGAGTAACTGCTACCAGAATGGTTCCAAGCATCTTGTTATAGATCTGGAGGTCTGACGGATTAGCGATTCCGTCTCCAGCCAACAGGGTCACAGCAAGATCGTAGTCTGACAGCAGTGACTCCCACATTTCCAACATTTCACCAGCGGAAGCGGAACCTTTACCGGGTTCAGCGAACTCAACGGAAACGTCAGAACTAGAAGTTGAGCGGACAACTTGACCAGACTCTATAGCGTTTGCGGCAACCGTAAGCTTTGCAGTCAAAGCCTCAAGCAATGTCAAAGCGGCTTTGCTTGCGTAGGTAGTACGCAAATAACTCCGCTTCGTTGCTACGGTGTAGGTCAACACTTGCGCGGACTATTCACAGACCAACTGTGAAGTCAACTACTAGAATTTTCAGAACTAGTAGATGCGAGATCGTTCCACAACATCACCATCGCCAATTGCATCAATTCACAGTCATGCAAATGATCCGGCCAACGGGTATTCCGCTTGAACCACAAGTGTTTGATTCTTCCCGCTCTGTTAGCAGTTGGCTTGAGAACGTGAGAGTCCAAATGCTTCCAGTATGTATCAGAATCAGCCGCAAATGCCCCCTCAGCCTCAAGCGGTGCAGGGAGACTGCAAACAGTCCATTGATGATTCTCGGACCCTTTACGGAGCCGCTGAAGCACTTCCCGCATGTGTTCAGTATCGAAGACCAGAAGAGGCTGGACCGCATCAGTCCGCATTGACGTTGATGTCGTGATGCCGAAGGGATGAATTGCGCCAGTCTTGCTGGTGAATCGCGCTCCGGTTTCTCGGCCTTTCATTGGCATCCAACCGATCAACATTGGCTTTCTCAGCCCTCCTTCTGGTGGATACCGCAGACCGCAGGGATATGTGATTGGATTGACGCTGCTTTGTGAGAACTCAGCACAAGCATCATAAACGGCTTGTGTGTTGAAACCGGAGTCAATCCCAACGTCCATATCATGCACGTTGTATTGAAGTTGGACCCGTCGAAGTGCTGCGAAATCGTCTGCGTGACCGGCGGCAACAAGACGCGAATTGCCTTTGCTCCACTCACGACAGACCCACCAGACAAACGGAGCAGCGGCTTGAACGTCAGCCGTTAGGTAGCGTCTGGCTTCGGGGAGTCCAGCATCAGACACAATCTCAACTCGCTCTTGTTGGGACTCTTGGTTTTCCCACGGTTCTGACAACATACCGTTAATGAAACCCTGCAACCCCATCATTGAGCTTTTGGCTTCCAAGAACGAGACCGCCAAGTGTCCCCAAGTGCATTTCCGATCTGGTGAATAGAGGGATGACAGGTGATAAGACCTAACACTTGGAAGACTTGCTTGATTCTCAGCAATCCACTTTCCATGTCTCAAAGCGGCAACTTTGTGAGAGTCAGAAATCTTACCCTGACAAAGCTGGCAAACGTAGTGCGCTGATGACCGAATACGCTGCCAGTCTGGTTTCCCGTCTTCGGTCTTAGCATTGTCCCAAGTGACCTGCTTCCATTCCAGCTTGATGTACTCGGAGCAATGCGGACAGGGTATGTAATACCTTCGCTGGTCTCCCCTAAGATAACGCTGCCAGATTCTACCTTCTGAAGTTGTCGGAGTGCTGGTGAAGAACGCTTTGGAGCTTGAGAATGCTTTCAGCCGTTGCTCTGCAAGGTCCAGAGCATCAGCTTCCTTAGCTGTTGCTTCAGCGAATTTGTCTACCTCATCTGCGACCAAGATTCGCACCGGACGGGACGCTAGATTTGCCGGTGAATTGGAACCGACAAAGGTCAAAGTGCAGCGATCAAATTGCTGCTCTAGATTGGTCATCTGGTCTGCATCAGAAGGAAACCGTGCAACCAATGCGGGACAGTCTTCCAGAAGCGGCATCCAGCGGGATTTGCTGAACGAGCGAGCCAGATTCTCACTCGGCATCAGCCACAGCGCGGGACTCGGTTCTGTGTCGATAGCCCAAGCGAGACCAGCCATTAGGGTTGTCGTCTTGCTGGTTTGGGAACCCCAACACAAAGTCACCTCAGAGACTGACGGATCTTTCCAGCATTCCAATGGTTCTCGGCAATACGGACGAACAGCGGTTGAGAAAGGTCCGGGATGTTCAGTCTGACGCTGAGTCAGCGTGAGGTTGGATTCGCTCCACTCAACAACCGTTTGCCGTGGAGACGGACGGTAGATCTGACGACGAAACTCTAGGATTTCACGCTCAAGATCGCGCATTAGAAAAGCTCCGTATTCAATTCTTCAATCCGGTGCTTTCGAGCTTCACCCATATTTAGGAACGCCATACGCTCGTTGACTCCATCCATTAGCTTGTCTCTCAACTGCACGTTGCAACCCCACGTTGCGTTCTCATTGAAGATCTCAACCATCAGCACCAGACCGTCAGGTTCCAAGTGCAGCACTCCCCAAAATGGCAACTTAGTGTGTTTCGTAATCTCAAGAGCGGCTTGGAGCTTAGACCATGAAATCATCCATTGGTTGCTGAAGGTTGATTCCAGTTTTGCGAGTCCGTAAGTCCGAGATTTCACCTCATAACTTCCGGTAATTACGCCAGAGTTTTGGTTCCAGATAAACCCATCAATGCGTGAAGGTTTATCGTCTGCAATTGGCAAAAACCGCAGAACCGTGTCACGCTCAATGGCTTTTAGCGCGATCTTGTTCTGACGGAGTGCTTCTAGCCCTCTCGGCTTTTGGCAGTTCAGGATTTCCATTAAACCTTCTCAAGTATCGCTTTTTTGCCGGTGAAGTCTTCCCAACGCTTAACGATTACGTCGCAGTATTTGGGATCTAGTTCCATCAAACGGGCTTTGCGGTGGGTTTTCTCGCAAGCAATCAGGGTGCTGCCGCTGCCACCGAACAGGTCAAGCACCACGCTGTTCTTGTGGTAAGTGTTCAAAACATCTTCAATCAAACCCACAGGCTTTTCGCAAGAATGCACCGTCTTGTGGACGCGAGCGTGATCCCAAACGTCGGCGGGCGCTGTGCTTGGGTAGACAGGCTTTCCGTTCAAGCAAAGATAAAATGGCTCGTGCTTCGGACGTGAGTAGTAGCCAATCCCAAAATTGTTTTTAACCCAAATGTGCATTGCTTGAATCTTGAAGAACTTTTGCAGCGAACGCTCAAACGCGCCAATCTTGGACCAGCCGGTCCAGACGAAAGCGTAGGTGTCTGGCTTCATTACCACCAAAGCTGTCCCAAAAACGCCGTCTAGGAAATTATCAAACTCTGCTCCGTTCAGGTTATCGTTTAGAATGATGTCGTGCGTACCGCGCTGCGGCTTGAAGTTGATGCCATAAGGTGGGTCGGTGAACAGCACGTCTGCCTTAACGCCAGCCATCATTTCTTGAACTGCATCAATACTTGTAGAATCCCCACACATCAGCCGGTGGTTCCCTAGAATCCAAATATCCCCAAGCTTGGTGATTGGATCGACCGGAACTTCCGGTGTCTGGTCTGGATCTGTTTCACCTTCAACAACTTTTGGTTCAAGCAACTCGGCAAGTTCCTCGTCCGAGAATCCGGTGAGGTCCATGTTGAATCCGTCATCCTGCAAAGACTCCAGTTCAAACCGCAACATCTGGTCGTCCCATCCAGCGTTCAGGGCCAGCTTGTTGTCGGCAATGACGTAGGCTCGGACTTGAGATGGAGTTAAATGTCCAAGACGGATGCACGGAACTGTTTCAAGTCCAAGCTTCTTTGCCGCCATCACTCGACCGTGACCGGCAATGATTGTTCCATCTGCATCAATCAAGACTGGATTGGTGAATCCAAACTCTCTGATTGAACCAGCAATCTGCGAGACTTGCTCATCAGAGTGTGTTCTGGAGTTGCGAGCGTAAGGGATAAGGCTGGAGACCAGCAGGTGTTCAATTTGATTCATTTCCAAGGATCGGTTGAGTGCAGAGTTTTCAGACATACTTCTTGAACCCAACGCTCTAGTTCGCGTTCAGCGTGTTCTGGGTCGTGAGGAGCAATTCTACCGGCAAGCTGTTTTGGCATCGACTTAAGCAGTTGAGCTACGGACCCGTCATGGTCTTGCATTACCTTTTTGACCCAATCACCGGAGACTAACCGCTTTTCCCGTTCGGAGAGGTCGAGAACGTCTTTGCGAGCGTTGATGAGATTCTTTGCTGCACTAGCGTGAACCGAAACCATACGGGCAGCATCCATTGATTTTGATCTGAGCGATTGAACGGCAAGACCATAGGATGCTCGCTCAATTTGCTTTTGTCGCTCGTATGCTCCCTGCGGAGTGCTTTCAGAGACAAGTGATGGATTAACAGGGGTTTCTGATTCCGGTGGTCGATAGGGTCCGTCTATCGGCTCAGATCGAATGTGGGTCGCTTCAATAGCAGCCTTCCTTCTTTGCGCTCCAGATCCACGCCAAGCGTCCGCAGCTTCAGCGGAGTCCAAAGGCATACCCTTTGAAACCAACTGAGAGACTCGGCCTTTTGTCAGCCCACTGTGTTTGACGTACTCGCTTTGTGTCATAGCCCGCATCCTCCCTCGCACTCAAAGTTGAATGCTGACTGACCGCGCTCACCGTCGGTCAAATGAACCTCTTTGAGAGGTCTGCAAGACTTGTGGAGGTAGAGCTTGTCGTTACATGTTCTATTCATAACTACGCCTTCAACTCGCAAAGCGTCATCAATTTCGACTGCTCTTGACCATGCTTCTGGATCTGATTCTCGAAGTTGCAACCACTCGTGGTCTGACTTGTACGGACAGAATACACAGGCAGAACGTGGAACCGTGTGAGGTATTCTAAAAGTTTTAAGCCACTTCACGCAGTCTGCTCTGGTCATCATCTTGTCGCAGAGCGGGAACTCAGGTTCAGACCAGTGCGGACTATTGCCTTTGATGCGTGTGGCTCGACCGGCTTCGTCCAGACTGATTCCGAAAAGCTGTGTCAGCTTGGTCTTGATGCGCTGACCTTTCTGAAGCCCTAGAAGTTCGCGTCGAATGAAGCGTTCGATTGGCAGAATCTTGTACTCACTGGTGCATTGGCGTCGCATGATTCCAAGAGGCTCACCTTCGTTCTGAGCTGTGAATGCGGGAATCGTGGCATGACGTTGACCGGTCGAGTTCATGCCATGCTTGAGGTCTTCTCCAAGCGTACCCGCTGATACAACGTGTATGATTGGACCACCCAGACTCTTGAGCCAATCCATGTGGGCATAGACTGACTTCGGTTCTTCGCCAAGGTCAGCGAAGATGGCGCAATCAATCGGCTCAATCCCCCCTCTGAGAGCCATGAGGTAAAGCGTCGTGGATTGAACTCCACCACCGAGGTTCAAGATTCTCATCGGAGACTTTCGGGAAGATCTTCGGATTTCGCTTTGAGCAAGTCGGCTAACCCTTTGGCAATCGTGCGTCGAGCGGGGTTGTCGTCGTCATGCGCGTAATGCGCGGCCACCAGATCGCAGGTTGTGCGATTTGCACGGATCTGAGCAAGATGCCAGCGAAGTGTGTGATGCCCAAAATTAAGCATAACGTATTGTGCAGCGTTTGTCATTAGTCGTGCGTTTATAATACAATAGCGAGTTTGATCGCGGAAGATGATCGGTCCCGCGCGATCACC